CTGCTTTCTCGGTGTCAGATCGAAGCCGTGAGCCCGGAGCTGTTCGCGGGTGTTGTTGGTGCTTTCTTCCTGCTTTACCTCCAGTACTTCCACCTTGTCCAGTGGCAGGCAGAACGAGCCCTGCGGCTCCCATTTCTTTGCCTTCCAGTTCTCTGTGAACTTCTCCAGCGTATCGAACAGGCAAAGGCCCGCCTCGGTTTCGGTCTGGAATACAGTCTGCATGACTACCTCGTCCTCTGAGTCCTCCCAGCCGTAGAGGTGCCAGCTCTCGCGGTTGTCGTAGTCCCACTGTGAGAACCAGAGCACATGGCCGTCGATCGGCCAGCCGGTGCCGGTTACTTTTCCGGTGATAACTTTCGGTTTATATTCCATGGTTTTGTCCTCCCTTAGAAAAATCTATTTAATGCGATAATGAGCGCGATCACGGCCACGAAGGCGATCGTGATGTTCTGCTGTCTGAGCCCGTCCTTTTCTCCGATAACTCCAAAAAGCAGGAGAGCAGCCACGAGGGCCAGCACTATGTTTATGATCAGCATGTTCTTGTCCTCCTTTGGTTTGCCGGGAGAGCTTGGCCCTCCCGGTATGTTCCCGACATTTATGTCGGCCACATTATGCAATGATCGTGATTTTCTCGCGATCCGGAACGTCTGCCAGCGCTTTGACGAGGTAGTTCTTCACATTGTCCACCGCCTGAGACTTCCAGAGGCCACCGTCAGCAGCCACCAGCTTGAAGGCAGGGGCTCCGCCGCGTCCCTCGCTGATTCTGAACACGAAGTCGCTCGCAGGCTGCGGAACTTCCAAAAATGTGCGGTACGGGATCAGGCTCACCGGGTTAGGGACGAAGGCGGCGTCCTTTGTTGTTACTCCGGTTTTGATGATTGCCTGCTGGCTTACGCCGTCGTCTGAGAAGGTTCCCTGCTGTGTGTTCACGATATTGCTCGCCATAATAGTGACGGCTTCGCGGTCGTCTGTTTTCTGGAAGCATGACTGCATAGCCACGAGGAAGCTCTCCTGATCATACTCGCGGCCATACTCAAACTGTGGCAGCAGGGCGTTGACCTCGAACAGAGTCTCACGGTCACGCTCGGCCAGCAGTCCGGAGTAGAGCAGCACCTTTGTGGCGCTTACCACCTGAATGATCATTCTGTCGCGGAGTTCCTCGCGGCTTTCCTTGATATAGTCCACCAGAGAGGTGAGAGTGGTCGCTTTGATCGGCTCGGCCTTGTCGGCTGCGTCGTAGCGCCTGAGATCCTTCGTGCAGTATGTCCGGCCGTTGATCTCGATTGTTTCCGGCTTCTCGGCCTTTACGGCCAGCCCTGCGATATATGCGATTGCTTCTTTGATTCCTTCCATTTCCTTGTCCTCCTTATGCTTCTTTTACTGGTGCGATTTTTACCACCTTCATGTTATTGCGTCCGCCGGTTGTCTGGTGGTCGTCCGCGGACTGTCCGGCGGTTTCGTACACCTCGCCGGTGTCGGGATCGTAGTCACGGCCCGGAACTAATTCAGCAGCGGCAGCAGGCGCCTGTTTCCCCCTGTTTTTGAGATCCAGAGGTTTGCCGGTTGGATTCTGTCCCGGTGTAGGAGCTGCAGCCGGTGTTTCTTCTGGTTCCGGATCCTGATCGGCGGCCGTGAAGTCGGAGAGATCCATCTGCCCGCGGATCTGGCCGTCATATTCGGCAATCTCGATCTGGCCGGTTCTCATATTGACGCCCATCACCATTTGCGTGTCGATCGCTTCGGTAGCTGCGAGCTTTGTCGTGACAGCTATCTGGGTTCCTACCATTTGGCGGGTTTTGTTCGGCGTAAATTTAATATTTACCGTGATCTGGCGCTTGGTGGTTGCGTCTGTGTTCGGATTCTGAATGTTTTCGGCCACCTGCATGAGTGCCTCGTTGAGTTTCTCGGCGAAGGCTCCACCTGCGAGGGTTTCGAGGTTGATCTTTGCCTGTACTTTCTGCTTTTTCATGTGCTTACCTCCTTACCGCAGCCCATACGGCTGTATTTTTTCCGGTTCTTTTGCTCGGTTTCTTTCCGACGACTTCCAGAACTCCGGCGCCTTTCAACTCCGTGAGCCTTGGCGCCACGAAGTTGCGGTCGTAGTATTTCAGGTGGCCCGCAGCCACCAGCTCGTCGGTGATTTCTTCCACGGTCATTGACCGGTTTCCGAGGGTTTCCAGTATTAGCTTGCAGCGTTCGCCGCTGCGTGTTCGTATGCCGTCGTAGCTTTGGCGGCGTGTCTGTTTAGTGATCCCGTCCATGGTTTCCTCCTTTACTAAAAACAAAATGTAAGTTGTCCTGTTTCGTCTGCCTGCGTATTCACTGGTACGGTAAAGCCTTCCCAGTACTCATAAGCGTGCCCGGTCAGGCACTCAGCCGCTAAAATCAGCACATTCATGTCGCTGGCGTTTTTCATCCATGCGTATTCTTTCACATGCTGTTTTATCTGTTCCAGC